TCCTCTATGACTGCTCTGTATACGGCGGTGAAGGTCTTAACCCACGCGCTCCGCTGGGATTCAATAGCCGAGTCGGTATCTACCTTTCCATTCGTGACAGCTTTGACTACAGCCGAGCTTTCCGCCGCAAACAGAGAGCTTACTTTCTGAGCCATGTTGCGCTCCCATCCGAGTCGCTTCTGATCAGTGGCGCGATAGTGGAGATCTAACGCCGCACTCCTGGTTTCAATAGAACGAATTGACCGCCCTTCTTCCTGTACTCGTGTTGCGCCTACCTCAAGCAACGTCACGGGCAACATACCTTTATCTGGACATTCAGCCTCATCGAAGCCAAGGCTTAGACGTTCGTTTACAGCCTTGGTTGAGATGCCCATGTCAAAGTACATCTTGCCCTCTATAGCGTTCTCCTTGCGTGCCTCGATCATCGGGATCGTCTGAGACATGTCATACTCGAAATAGATCCCATCGAAGTGTGGAGCTAGTTGCGTATTCAGCGTGCCCTCAAGCATCGTCTTCTCAGGGATGATCGTATTCTCCCACGTCGCCCTGAGTGCTTGACGCATGTTCTCATACTTCGCAGGGATAAGCCCCATAGCCTCAGCGTATACGCCGAAGCCCACGCATAGCTCCTGATTCGTTAGGCTTGATCCGCCCATGAAGTCCATGTCTGATGGCGTAGGAGTCGCTGGCGTCCACGTCTTACCATCCTCGACGATGATCAGGCGTCGTGCATTTGCCGGCCCTTCTTTCGATGCCTTGATCTGAGCCATCAGGCGATCGTATTGCGTCTTCTCTAGCTTCTCAGTTGCCAGCACACCACTAGGCCACATACCGTTTTTCATCGAGTGATACTGGAAGTCGGATATTGCATTGCCCGTGTCTACCAGCTTGGCATTCGCTCTAAGGACAGGCTGGCCGAATAGGTCGCTAGATGGATTGTAGTTCTTGAAATGGACGATTTCTTCCTGCTCAAACGGGACAGGCTTCTCACCGGGTAGCGTATAGAGATAGATCAGCTTGCTCTTATAGACCTTGATGGACACCCTGTCCGATCTTAGAGGGTCAAGCCTGACGCTATCGCCTACTTGGTTGATGTACCAATAGGCGTCACCTGCCATACACAGGAACAGCTCTGCTCTGAACTCCAATTCGTCCATAGGAATCCGAGGGTTAGGATTTGCGATCATCTTTGCGGCTGGATGTGTGTCTGCTACAGGATCGCCACTAGCGATGTCTTTGGCCACGAGAGGCATGGACTTGATAGCATCGCCGCGGAACTTGGTAAGCCTGTAGACGAGGAAATGAGACTCGTAGCCTTCAAGCACGGCCTTCTTCGTATTCCAGTCCGTCCACTTCTCAACGCCATATTGCATGGATTGAGTTGTCTGGATGGATGTTCTAGTCTCAGGTGCAAGGAAATGAGCAACGGCCATTCGTGGCCCGTCTTTTGCCCAGTCTAGGACTACATCACGAATGCGTCCCATCTACTCCCCTCGTATGAGCGCAGTCCGGTTGTCGCGCCCATCGGAGAGATACTAACATGTCGTGATTGTTATTACAAGTATGGTGCGTGCGTAGAAGTCACGAAACTATCGACACCATTATACACTAAATCCTCCCCATCCCATCAAACACCAACGCGAACCACAGCGCGAAGAAGATCCACTTCATCAGGTATGCGAACCAGTCAGGAGTCATTCGGCCTCCTCGAACAGGGCAAGGGCTCTATCAACTAAATCGCCCTCATGCAAGCCACTTACACAGTGCATGTCTTGTATTGCCTTCAGCGCCACTCGCACCGGCTCCAGCTTCGCGGCGATGATGGATTCAACCTCCTCCCATCCAACAAAGTCTGAAATATCTAGATCGTAACCGACCTGTTCCTGAACAGCCGCCTTAATCTCACTCGCTAGTTTCATTCTCGCCTCCATACACGCAAGCATAGCACACATGCCGACGCTTGAATCCTATGAACGTCTCGCCACAGACGCGGCACACGTTCTCATGCTGGCCGCTCTCGTGCTTCATGTCGTCTTCCCAGTCTCTATTCATCGGCCTCCTAGTTTTCGCTAAACGTAAGACCTGCCCGCAATGTATCGCCACGCATAACCTCTACCGGCGAAGTCAAATAATCGCTCTGATATACCTTATCGCCATTGTATACCCTCACCCCGACAACAAGGCCATCGTGCTGGCAGTCTTTGAACTTGACCACACCGCTGAACTCAAGCGGGCACACGCCAACGGATATATTATGATCGACACACGGCATTTCAGCGCACGAAGACAGATCAATCATGTCTCGATACCCATTCCATGTGATGCCGTACATGCTAAATCTCGCTGCAACGGCCCGTAGCTGTACGTCCATCAGCTCTTTCTCTGACATGCACAACGGAACAACTCGCAACTTCATCTTCTTCATCCTACCTCCTACCAATCCACAACCGTCACACGCCCGCCTTCCTCGCCTAGCATCAGCTCGGTTGCCGCCCATACCATTGCGTCCATGCGATCTGGAGAGAACCCCATTTCCTTCACGGTCGATCCTTGTATCCAGCTACACATCTGATCCTCAAGCTCCTCGAAGATGCCGTAATGGAACCCGCGTCCGTCTTCATAGATTGCCGCTATCGGCTCAGCTCGTCTTGATTTTCCCTGAGATGCCCATACCGTGTCAACCGGGACATTCGGATAGCGAACCTTGATCGTGTCTTTGACCATAGCCCCGCCGTTGTTACGCTCCCCGATGATCTTACTAGCCCTCCAGTCCTTGTATGCCTCTACTGCCTGATCTGCCCACTGGCCTGGAGTATAGTTGCCGCTCCTGTCCTCTAGGACGATAATCCGATCACCTGACTTCTGGCACACGACTATACCTGTCTCAGCCCCTATCTCTTCAGCAGCTTCGCCCTCTGATGCTTGCGGGTCAACGCCTACTATGATGCGATTGGCTTCTGGCAACTCAGCCATGCGGCCTATCCACTTGTCTTCCCACAAGGCACCTTGATTGACATCGAGCCATATCCCGTCACGGAATCTCTGACGCTTCCTTTTCGACAGACGCCCCAAGATTTCCTCGATATACCCATCTGGCAAGTTCTCTTCGTTGTCTACTGGGTTCATCAACATAGACACATAATCTGACGGATCAACGGGCGTCTTGTCGCCTGGGTTGATGTGCTTCATGAACAGCAAGTACAGCCAGTGCTTTTTGTTCGGCGGGTTGCAATCGTAGTACGCCTTGTTGACTAGCCCTGAATTCTCAGCAAGCCGCGTGAGTGCTGTCTCAACTGAGCCATAGAGAAGCTGTGAACTCTCGTTAAACAGGATGGTCGAATACTCGTTGCCTAAGACCTTCTCTGTGCGGTCCTTGTCATCCAGCCCGCCTATCCAGATCTCAGATCCATTTGGGAACTTGATGAAGTAGTCTGTCTTGTTCCACTCGATGGATAGATCTGGACATACTAGAGCAACAACTTTCGGAAGACTGTCGTGCCAGATTGATGTCTTGCAGTGATTGAATCTGAAGCGAAGGATCAAGTGCCGCGATTTGTGCGTTGACGCTCTGACGATCATCGCATACAGAAACATGAACGTCTTTCCTGAACGAGATCCACCGCAAAGCAGGATGTGCCGTGCTTCGCTCTTGAGAAGGTCACGGGCCTCTCGTTGCTTGTCTGTCTTGGTGAAGGGCTTAGGTTGTGTCATTCATTCCTCCACTTCGTCAATAAGGCAAAAGCTAATGCCACCACAAGTGCAATCAATCCGAGAACAATATATGGCGATAGGCAAATACTCAACACTAAAGCAGCGCCAAACGTATCTGCTTGGAGTGATAGACCATCAAATACGGTCAATCCACAAAACACGGCAAACGCCAGCATCCAAAGAATCGCTATTCCACTAAGAATTCGCGTCATCCTCAACCTCCTACCTCTCCATCACCATTTCGCATACACGGTTACCGCACGCCTTACACGTGCCTTCCCTTTCGACGTACCTCCGCTCGTAATCAAGATGCAACATCACGCCGATAGGCACCTCGCACCTGTAGCAGTATCGCATCGCCATCCCGTCACGACTGTTTGCCTTCGCAATCTTAGACGCACGATCCTGAATGATAGCACGGTGCATCTTGCTGAACCATACCGGAAGGCCATCCATCCCGCGATAGTGCCAGAAGGGTAAAGGTGGATAGTCTGTGGGATCCATGTAGGTGATCATTGCGCCTCCTTGTCTGCGGTGAAGGGCTTACTCACGATAGTCGTCATATATCTCTATTCTACGATTGCCATCATCCCTCGGGATTATGATGTCCCCAACTTCATCGCATAGAGCCATCAATTCAGCCAAAGACGCTATCTCTATTGATGGATTCCCTGTTATTGAATAGCCCTTATACGTAGAAGGCTTGAATTCAAATCCCAATTTACTCAATTCGTCCCTACGCTCCTTCTTCGGATAGAAGTGTCCTGTCGTGCCTAGCTGAAATTTCATCATTCCTCCTCGGTACTATACCGTCGAGCCACCCTCATTTTATCGCATGGATACGACGTTTGCAAATTCAAGGTCTTGCACAGCGGCGCAACATCATCTCAGCGTAGCCAACGGAAGCAGCAACTCCAGCGACGAACCCTATCAGCAACCATATCCACCAAGTCATCTCAGCCTCCTAACGAACCAACTATACAACATTCAATGGACGGAGGTCGCTTCTTTGGCGCTTGGTCAACCTGCGACTGACGGAATGAAGGGGGAAAAGGAGTCCAGATTGATGCCTTGAGATAAGGCTCTGGGAAACCCCGCCAAGCTTGCCTGCGTATCTCACTACGCGTGCCGTCCATTTCATATTCTATCCCTTCA